CAAGAGATCGACCTTTTTATGTCTGATACGATCTGCTCCGATTGGGCTAGCATTGACTATTCGTCTGCTACCGATCTAGTAAAGATTGATGCCACCTTTGCGGCCCTTGAGGGGCTCCGCTCTGTTCGTGGTTTCGGACTCCTTTCATCAAGCTTTAATGGTGGCATTGCCACCTATCCGGCTGTCACTGGCCCTCTCTATGAGGATGACGGTGTCTCTCCAAAGATGGAACTTTCTGAGGAGACTGGTGAAATGGTTCATGCGGTTGGTGTCATTCAAATCCTTTCAGGTTTTTGTTCGTGATGCCCAACCAATGGGACATGTCTGTAGTTTTGCCTTATTATGTGTTATTAACCGTGCTGTCTTGATGACGGCTATTGACCGCTGGGAGGCGGAAAATAAAGACGGTGTACCAACTATATTAAAACGGTACGCGGCAAACAAGATGAGGAAATCCCATAGTCGATTGATCAACGGGGATGACATGGTTTTTAAGTGTCATCCTTCGTTTTACCCGATATTCAACAAAACTGCTGCGGACGCAGGATTTAAGATCTCCCGCGGCAAACAATATCTCTCACCCTATATGGCGATGATCAACTCCCAGTTGTTCATCCGACCGACAAGGAAGCGGTCTGGACAGTTTGAGATTCAAAACTGTGATGGATTTGATATAAAACCAATTTGGTTACCAAAGGACGGCCTCGAGAAGAAGAACTCGGGATCTCCTTGGTTTGATGAGGTGATTGGTCTCATTTCTACGGACTCGTTCCGTGGACACCATTACTTCGTCACAGATCGGGAGGGTGCACCCCTTCCTGTGAAGGATGTTGATCGTCGAAATTGCAGATACTTGCACCTCCGGTCTACTTTCCCCAAGCCCATGATTCGATGCGGGTATCTGAACCAAAATATAATAATGGGTGTATGTTTGAAGAATCAGGGAAGTGACTATGTCACACCAGTCTCCTTGGCACGTGACTTCAATGTTATGTGTCAATTGGTCCCCTGGGCCAAGAGCTGTCTCCCTTTAATGCTCAAACGTTTTGATGAGATCAATAGAGGATTCCAAGGAAGGTTTTATCCCAATTGGTTCTTACCTGCCCACCTGGGCGGTTATGGAATTGATATAGGCCTTGCTCCTCTTGACATGAAGATAACCCGTGATCAACGCTTTATGGCTGCTTGTTTTGTAAACGACAAGTCCCTAGCCCTCTATAGGCTTGAAGGTATTAAACTTCTCACAGGTCGTTACATCGAGTCACTCGTGGACTTCAAGATGTATCCCGGTTGTCTTAATCATGTTTATTCTGAGATGGAGTCAAAGGCTCGAGAGGAGGGTGATGTCTTGATGCAGCGCATAGCGTACATTTCTAGACTCGCCCAAGGATCCTCGCCAATGGCCGAGGACGCTTTGTCGTTAAATAAGCGTCTCCTCTACCTCAAAAAGAGATCAGAATTTGGTCGCCTGAGTCCCATGACTCGAGAGGGTTTGATCAAGTATTGGACTGTCAATTGGATTGCAGATTTTCGCATCCCTTGTCCCGATCTCCATGATCTCTCATTAAAGATTTCACATAAGATGAAACAATTCGACTTCTCTAACCTTAACTGTACTTTCGAGACCCAACAGGTGGTTCTAAACAACTATCTCTCGGAAGGTCCTGACTTTATAAAAAACAATAAGTCCCTTATCAGGAGAGTTAAGGATTCCCGTTTCCGAACCAAGATGGAACGGTACAAGATCATTC